TGAGAGTACCATTATCGACAAATACGTTTACATCGTCTTTTGTGAATCCAGCTACTGCGATTGATACCTGAAAAGTATCCTCGTCAAGCTTTAATACATCATATGGCGGATAGGTTTGTCTAGATGCCGTCTGATGGACATTAGCCATTCTTTCCAAATCACGATTAAAGCCAATAAAAAATGGATCCCTAAAAAGATCCATAGCAAATTGTGTTACCATTTTATTCCTCCTTCAAGCGAATAAGTTAATATAGGTCCCATTCGGCGACCTAGTGATAGTATATCAAATTTAGCTATTTTTTACAAATATTAAAGTGCCTGTTGTATTTTGCCTGCTCCGCCAGTCTTCTTGGCTGGTGCCTTCTTGGCTGGTGCCTTCTTGGCTGGTGCCTTCTTGGCTGGTGCCTTCTTGGCTGGTGCCTTCTTGGCTGGTGCCTTCTTGGCTGGTGCCTTCTTTTCTGTCATTTCTAACTCCTTAATTTTTTCTTTTACGATTTTTTCTACTTCCTTTTGGTATTCTGTTACCAACGGAAACCCGAACCACTTTTTAATTTTTCTTAACATGATCTTTCCTTATCTTTTAATTTTCTTATAACAAGACCAAGCGCTTCTCTAGGTCTCCAATCTGGAGGAATCTCCAAACTTTCTAATTCATCAATCAACTCACGTAATATTTTTTGTTTTATTATGTGAAAATGATCCCATTCCATATTATCTGATTGTATCATATTCATGTGCCCTTGGTTGGATTTGAACCAACGCTTGTACGATTTTAAGTCGTATGCCTCTGCCACTGGGCTACAAGGGCGTGTCCCCAGTAGGTATCGATCCTACGACCCACAGATTAAAAGTCTGTTGCTCTACCAACTGAGCTATAGGGACTTGTGAGCCCCCCAACAGAATCGAACTGTCAACCTACGCATTACAAGTGCGTTGCTCTACCTATTGAGCTAAGGAGGCTAAGCGATCCATAACGGACTTGAACCGTCGACCTCTACCGTGACAGGGTAGCGCTCTAACCAACTGAGCTAATGGACCACTTTGCTAAGAATTTAAAATTTTAGCCAGTGCATTCACTGTTGCAGCAATTCTTCCAATATCTCTTAATTGCTCTACAGTAAATCCTTCTTGTTTTAATGTCTCATAATGTGCTTTAACACAAAAATGACATTTACCAATAATTGAAGATGCTAATGAATATGCTTCAAAATTAGCTTTAGTTGTTCCGCCATGCGATGTTATAGCATTCATTCTTAATTGTGCAGGTAAACCTTTTAAATTAGAATCATCTGCCATTTCAATATATGGATACCATACATTGTTTTGCGCCATGATTGCTCCAGCTGTCATTGCAGCATTTTTTTCTACTTCATTTGTAGAACTTGCAGCAATAAAAGCAATTAACTTTCCATTACCAGTAGCAAAAGAAGCTGCTAAAGATAAGTGTGTCGCTAACTCTGGTTCAATTGAACTACGATTAATTACAGCATCAAGATTTAACTTTATGTCTTTTGCATATTCTGGTAAAGATTCTTTTAGCTGTTCAACCCAAGACATTATAGAGTTTCTCCTCCAAGAGGTCTATTGCATGCACAAAGTTCTCCTGTTTGAAGAGCATCTAATACACGTAGTGCCTCGTCTGCATTGCGACCAACATCAAGATTGTTACATGTAACATGTTGAATTATATTATTTGGATCAATAATAAATGTAGCACGGTATGTAACACCAGAGGAATGATGAACACCTAGATCACTTGCTAGTTGATGTCCAGTATCTGCGAAGGACCAAGAATTTGTTTTCTTAAGATCTTCATGAGCATTTCTCCATGCAATCTTACAAAATTCATTATCAACAGAGCCTGTCATCAGAACTGCATCACGATCATTAAAATCATTTACAAGTGCATCATATGCAACAATTTCAGTTGGACATACAAAAGTAAAATCTTTTGGATAAAATGCAATTACCTTCCATTTTCCTGGGAAAGAATCTTGCGTAATTATTTCAAATGAGGAATCATCATATGATAAAGCCCCAGGCTTAACTCCAGTAACAGCAAAGTTACCAAGTTTTTCTCCTACTGTTTTCATTTTTTCTCCTTATATATAAGTGGGAAATCCCGCTGGACCACCAGGGCTCGAACCTGGGACATCAGAGTTAACAGCTCTGCGCTCTGCCGACTGAGCTATGGTCCAAAATTATAATGCGCCCCTGAAAGGAATCGAACCTCTGACGCAGGCCTTAGAAGAGCCTCGCTCTATCCGCTGAGCTACAAGGGCAAAATTATTAAAAAAACTCATCAGGATCTACTGGTATAGCTCCTTTTTCTTTTGCAATTTCATACCCTTCTTTTGTAAAATGCATGGTTACATCTAAATTCTCATCATATTCTACCTCAACAAGACCATCTTTGTAAAGGTCTAATAGTGTTTCATCAATATACTCCATGTGCGATTCCCATAACTCTGGAGCTAATTCTTTTGTAGTCTCTTCATTTAACTCAAAAATTGCCTCTCCATCTTCGTTATAGCCCGCTATCCTTATGGCACCTATTTCAATATAATATTGAATTTGTGCTAACGCTTCTTCGTCATTCATTATTTCTCCCATGTGCACCAGGTAGGACTTGAACCTACGACTACCGAATTATGAGTTCGGGGCTCTAACCAACTAAGCTACTGGTGCCTAGTTGAATTATATATTTTAATTATCCTTTTTGTCAATAGACTTTTCAACAATTTGCTGCACGTAATCAGAAAAATGTTTTCTTATATTACCTGGAGGTCTTTTGCCAATTTCATTCCATATTCTTTTATATTCTAATATATTGTCAAATGTTGTAGAACAAACTTTTACACCTTCGTACTCTTTTAAACGTACTGGTAAAGGTACATGCTTCCCGCAACACTTACACTCTTTTGCCTTGTCTTGATATATACTCATAATATTTCCATTCCTTCTAGTGCATCTGATAAACCTCTTGGCATTGCTGAAGGTGCTTTGATTAAATTATGAGACTCTTGCTGAGTCTCTTGTCTATGCTGCCTTCTCATTGAATCATATGTATGAATTTCTACTGCGCCAAAATCAGGCCTTGTTAAACTTATAGCGTTGTATATAGACCCGCATACTGCGTCGGCTAAGTCCTTAGATCCTTTGCGTGGGTGGTCAACCTTATCACGCATAATTCTTAACTCTAACAATTCATCAATGAGTAATTTAATATTTGGCCCAGAAAGTCTTTCTTCTAAGACAACCATAGCCATGTCATCGTAATGTTTTTTTGCAACAGACAATGTTTCGGTATTAATACCGTATTGTTTTAATTGCTGCATCATATCATGCGAATTCCATCTATCGAAAGTACATATTTTTATATTAAATCCTCGTGACCTTAAAGATAGAATATAATCTCTGACTTCAGTAAAATCTACTGATTTATCTGTAGTTGGGGTCCAATATCTTACAACATCAACGTCAACTATCGGAGCTGTTTGAGAATAATTGTCTGTTACTTTTACATTGACCCATTTATTTATATGCGCCATAGACACCGCACAATGGTCATGTTTTTGAGCTAAGTCAACGTGAATAAAATATTCTTTATTATCTTGCGGAGTAAACCATTCTTCAAATCTACCAAATTGATCAACGGCTAACGGGAATTTATTGAACGCCTTTTCTATTTTTTCACGAGATTTAAAAAATGCATCAACCGCTTCTGGTGGCATGCATGCAAATCTACCTAAAGCGTCTGGCATATTTTTATAAAACTCAACTTTGAAATCTTCAATTTTTTTAGTTGGATTAATTTCCCATGTAGGTCTTTTTAATGCATAAACTTTTGGAATTTTATATGAAATTATATGGTCCTCTTCCCATTCTACAGTAATCTCATTTCCTTCTGTACTATCTGGCAAATCTTCATCCATTTTTAATACTTTTGATCTAACTAATGTTTCTTTTTCTGCAATTGCAGAATCATAAAATTTTTGTATGGGGTCATTTTTAAAACGTGGGAAAGACAATAAAATAATCTTACCGTAATCTGGAAAACGGGATATTACAGATCCACGATACATATCATAAATTGCATCTGCGGTTTTTGCTTGGTCGTGGCCAGTAGTATTCTCTGTTGCAAAACCAGAAATCTCATCGAGAATTACTGCAATAACGTTATATCCCTCAAATGCTTCACGTTCTGAGTGTCCAGAGTATACGTTAACATTTTTATCAAATCTAATTTCAGATGCTTTGGGATCGTATTTACCAACAAACCAAGGTGATCTTTCTATTCTTGTTTTAAATCCTTTAAAGAAAACATTGTTTGCTTGCTGTGCGTTAACAGCAATATTAATAATGTCAATGGTATCTCCTGGAGGTTTCCCATAATATGTCGCTGGATCTTTTAAGCATAATAGTAAATATACTATATATGAAACTGATATTGTAGAAGTATAATCTTTTCCAGATCCTTTGCCGAGCTGTGCAATTATCTCAGTACAAGTCTGCTTATATCTTCTTCTGCCCTCTTCTTCACCAAAAAGTTTAATCAATGTAGATTCTTTATATATTTGAGATCCTTTTTCAATCAAAGTGTATTGATAATCAGAAAGAGGAGGTAGTCCAAGGTAATCTGGACTTGTAACGAATTTTCTTAAATCAACTGGTCTTTCGTCAAATTCTTCTCCGTCAAGTATGTCAATTAAATCATTAAAGTTTAATTCCATCTATTTCCTTTTTGATTTTTACATATTTATAAATATGACTTGGGGTTGCATATCTTTCACCCTCAATTACTTTTGATACGCCGTGCTCACATTCAACGCCCGAGCCGTGAATTACAAGATCGCCTACTGAAGGTTTATATTCTATATTTTGCTTTGGATAGAATAAACCTCCACCAACTTCTGGCAGCTGATAATAAACAATGGTTCCGAAAACTGATAACCTTTCTTCAGAAAATTCATCTCCATCTACATATTCAGAAGCAAGTTTTTCAATTTCTTCAAAATCATGAACATCTACGTGAGGATCCCAAAATTGTCCAGGAACCATTTTTACTATAGAGTTTGCATCTGCAGCAAAATGCTTATTGTCTAAAAGTGATTGTATTCTTTTTTGTATAAAAGCAACACAGTTTGTGTGGGCTATTGTATTTGTTTTTTCAAAATATGGAAAAACTTTCCAATCTTCAATTTTTAATATTTCATTTTTTATAGATTCTATTTCATCAGGAGATATAAAATTTTTATAAACATATACCTTGTCCCCTATTGTTTCAAAATTTTCTAAATTAATTGGCTGCTGAATCAACATTATCATCCTTTATTATTATTGGCTCGACTATTCCAGTTATCTGAGACAATCTTTTTGCAACTTCCATTTTACATTCTTTGCAACTAGAAGTTACTTCTTTTAATATTTTTACAAGTATTTCTTGTTTTCTTTCTGTTTCTGCTAATTGTGTTGCTAATTCGGCATTATCTAATAAGCCAACCTCTTGAAGCATTCCAATTCTTTTTCCTTCAATGTCAGCAATAAGTTTTAGCGATGTTGCCTTAACGCTTAATTGCCCAGACTGGTCAGCATCCTCTACTGTTTTCCAAGCTTCTTTTATAAGCATTGCATAGTGTTGATCTGCCCCAGAGATGGCTTCCTTAGCCCTCTCACGAGCCCCAGAATCGTTTTTAACGACCTGTTTCCACTCATCTATATACCCTAACACCTCTGACCTCTTAAAACCCGTCAGGGTGGCAATTTGGGTGGGGTTGTTTCCCTTAAGTAGCTCTTCGACTACCTTATTCATGCGATCAAAATGATCAGCTAATTCAATTTCCATATACAGATATTATAATCCTAGTTGACTAAAAAATCAACTTGATTTTTGCTTAGCAATTTTAAGCAAAACTAGGTACCCAATTAAATCATCAATATCATTATCTCCTGGGTAATCTGTTCCCTTCATTAATCTATTTAATTTATCATCAATTCTTACATGGAGCTGCTCCCTTGGTCCCGCCTTTGAAAATATACGTACAGGATCCAAAGCTGAATTACCATAGGCAATATTCTTTTTAACTAGCATGTGTGCAATTTCATGGCAAGTCTCTAATATTTCTTTACCAGCCTCAGTTCCAACTGTTAATAAATATAAATCATCACATTGAAATTGACCTGCATCTGGAAATACTGGTTCTAACATTATCTCTTCCTTATCAATCCGAATTGCTCTAAATATCTCTGTATAGTCATAGCAGAGACACCACACTCTTTACCTATTTCTGTAACTGTTTTCTTTTGAACTACATATCTTCTATATAACCATTCTTTACTTTGATACAATTTCATATTGACATCCAACCTTCGTACTTTGCATCTGGATTTTCTTTATGCCAAATTTCTTTTAAAATATTTTGTTTTTCCCAGTCAACATTGTGTGACTCTAGTCCACAGATCTTGCATATTCCTGGGCCTAAATTTTTATAAACATGTTCACACATCATCTTTTTGTTAATACCTCATTAGCGTAATAGGCGATCCCAAATGAATCTGCTACATCAAAATCTTCTATTTTTAAATTATACTTTTTATTAAAATAATCTGCCGTTCTTTGTTTCCTAGCCTCACGTATTTTATTC